GTATCTCCGATATCTGAAGAAGGTAGAGATCCCCCTACATCTGAAGAAGGATCTGAGCAGTGCTCTGAAACTTCAAAATCTGATGTAAGCGCTCAAATCAAAGTGAGGACAAGTGTTAGGAAGACCAGGGCCCAACGAGCTCTGGCGCGGGAAATGACGAACCGGCGCAGCGATCCATTGGGACGTGTTTTCACTCGTAGTGATCACATGGACAGGTTGCAGATGTGTGATGACCATGACAATGACGGCCTGGCTATATTTCTTGGAAATTTATCACAGGCAGATGATTCACACCCTGCAAAGGATGCCAAAGATGTTCCTTCAAAGGTCAAGAACGGAGCCACAAGAGAAGGCTGCACCTGTCTGCCTGAACTACCTTTTGAATTGTGGTATTTCGGAAATGTGCCATATTATGGCCCTGGCTGCATAGTGTGCAACGCAGATGGTGGTTCTCCAAAACGCTGCTACTGTCAGTTTGCTGGAATAGTGGAACATGGTGTTGGTCATCCCACCCTACTCAACGATGCCCTACAAAGTGGAACAGAACTTGTAAGGAACATTGCCGACGTACCTGAGGGTTCGCGCTTTGTTGTGACGCAGGGGGCGATGCAGGAAATTCCGACACACCTGAAGGATAGAATTTTGCTGATAGTGACACCTGGATTCAATTTGCGTTCTGTAAACCATGCTGTACTGCCATACTTGAGGCAACATTGGTATGTTGATACAAATCAAGTTGGTAGATCACTGATAGTCGAAGCTGTGGATTTGGATGAATGGAGGACGGTGGCTAGATGGGAGGGTTGGAACATCCTCTCCCGTCATACGGGGCATCCTCAGTCGAGCACAGCATTGAAAGATTCTAGTGACCACTTTTTGGAGACTTGGTACCCAAAGATGCACAAATGGGATGCTATAAAGGGCAACCTTATTGATCCTGTCGTGTTCGTCCCAATCCCCATGGGGATTGTTTTGAGAATGTTGCAGCTTTACAATGCGCACATGACCACAGCGTTGCAAACAACGGGCCTTACTACTTTTCAGAAGAGCACAAACTATCAAATCATGATAGGTGCGCTGTCAGTGAGCCTAGTTAGCATCCTCAAAGAATGGTCCAGGGATAAACTTAAGCCACTGGAACCCTATACAAGCAGTTTGGACATATATTTGCAGAATGTCGCACCCATGGCCTCTTATATGGGTAATAGATTTCTCTGTACACAATTGAAAACTGCATTGCGTATCAAGGAGTGGAGTGGAACTGACATGGATCAGCCTGAAGTTCAGAATGCCCTGTTTGATAGGGGTGTTGATGAAGTGCAGCCCTTTAAGGTTGAACTCCAAAACATTGACAGGACTAGAGCGCATCACAATAGGACTTACACCGATGCTGTAAGATTAAGCGCACAAATTGGAGGGAAAGGGAGTGCCTTCTTCAACTGGTGGTATAGGCCAGGCCTTTTAAGGCGTGCCTACTATTGGTTTGAGAATTGGAGGTATAATAATTCCGTTAAATTACTCCAGGCAAAGCTTGCGGGAAGCATAATTGCAATGGAGAAAAGGCACTCCAGACCTCTGTTTGACCACCCACCTTTATTAAACCCAAGGGTGGCTGGTGAGCCTGACAATGACGATCCCCATATTGGGGGTTCGGATCCAGTCAATAATCCTGATCTTTGTTTCACACCAGAGCATGGGGAAGCTCACAAAGTGCCGGATGGCCATCATGAGAACGAACCCCATGAAAATGATGTAAACCAAAATTTTGGCTTTGATACCAAAACTCTAAATAGAGGTGACTTCTCCAATATTAATCCTATCGAATGGGCGCGGGGCTACATCGAAGAGTTTGTAGGTCCGTCGGAAGAAGTTATACTTAAGAAGGCCAAAAGGCCGTTTGGTTTGGGTTCCCCCCTAAGGACATGCGCTGGATGTAATGCCGATAGGCCGGCTGTTTTCAGATGGCCCAGAGGTTGTTGTCCCCTCTGTCATGATAGCTTTAATAGGCTCAGAACAGAAGGGTGTACTGCTCCGCAGACACCTCAGCAGGCATTGTTCGATCAATGTATGGGGTCCTATTCCTATGTCGAGCCAAGAGTGGGTAAGCTTCGCGGTGCCTACATACGAGGAGTTAGTATGCAGTGCACCCCGAAGATGAAAGATTTGAGGACTTATTTTGATGCGAACTTGGGGAAGAAATGGAAGGCTACTCACCCAGAGACTGGAGTTCGAGGCCTCCTACCCAGCCAATATAAGTATGCAGATTTGCCTCCTTTCAGGCCTAGCGACCAGCTTACTCCCATTGAAGTTACTGCCTTTGTCGATAATGGAGGCGAGGCAATGTACAAAGCTGAATGCAAGGGCAAGGCGGTTGGCCCAAAACCGACCCCTTGTAAACGCCCTTTTCTGCAAAGTATTGGTTTTAGTGATCACCCCGCTTGTTTGTTTGCAAAGGACAATTTCAATACCTTCTTTGCTGTACGGAACAGACTAGGCGGGCAGCCTGAGGGCTGGGTTGACCCAAAGAGCGGACCAACTGGTGTCCCAAAACCAGGCGTTTGGGAAGAGCTGGATGAATTCGTATATGGAAACCCAGCCATAATTGATTGTTTTCTGCCCGGATGGGCAGCCTACTCCAGAGGCGAGAAGAAAATAATACCAATGCCGCAAAAAGACCTTCTGGCAAAACTACCCGCCGGGAGGAGGAAGGTGTACGAACAGGTCTTGAAAGACATTCGTCGAGGGAAGGCCCCCAGCATGAAGGATGTTTGTGTTGCAGAAATATTTGTCAAGACGGAATTGGCGGACAAGGCTTCCACTCCATGGGGCGATTGTGAGCCGTCAAACCCTAGGACAATTGCTAATATGCACCCATACATCCAATTACAGTTGGGCCCATATACCAACCCCATCAATAAGGCCCTATCAAAGATGTGTGGCCCCTCAAACGCCTTCTTTAAGCCTGGAACACCAGAAGAACTGAATGAATTCATCAATTATGAATATGAAAAGAGTGGAACTGAAATACCTTATCATGTGGTGCAAGATCCCACTGATTTGGTTGGTGATGTACATCCTGGCCCATCTTTTAAAAGGCCCTGCCCCAAATCTGGCACATTACACTCCTACCCTGAAGAGCCCAAGGGATGTGATGACCCTGGCTATGAACATTCATATTTGCCACCCAACTCCGAAAGGATACATGGAGATGCAGATTGCTCCATGATGGATAGC